GATAGGAGTACCGTCCTCACGGATCTCTCCTGTACCCATTGCTCTACTAACCATTCTCACTCCCCTTGTGGATCGTTCATACTGGTTAGCTTCATTCTTAGTCAGGAGCTTCTCACCCTCATGAGCCATGATAGGATAGTTGTCATAAGGTACACGGTCTACACCCATTGCTCTACTTGCTCCACCAACACCCTTAGGCATACTTGCCGCCGCACTTGCCGCACGACTTACAGCCGCCGCTATACTTGCCGCCGCACTGTTTACAGCCGCCGCCGCTGAGTTTGCTGATCCGGCTATACTTCCCATTGCTGAGGAGAATGAGCCAGCCAGTGAGGATAACGCCCCTCTAATAGCACCACCATAGGAAGAGATACCACTGTAAGCACTTGCAAAAGCACTCAACACTGAACTCCAACCGGAAATAGTAACTGAGAGAATACTACTCATATTGGAACTGAATGAGGAGTTAAGCTGTGTGAGGGCTGACTGCATAGAACTCATAGAAGAACTCAAAGCCGCCTGAGCCGCTGTAAAACTTGCACTTATTCCTGTCCAGCTCACTAAGATAGAAGCCTGTAAGGAAGTTAATCCGGCTGACATCTGATTAAATGTTGCTGAAATTCCCGTCCAGCCGGAAGTTACCGCCATTCCCATAGCTGTAAAAGCTGTGGTAAAGGTTCTGGAGATTTCTACCCATCCAACTGTTAAGCTGGTCTGTAAAGTAGTAAACCCTGTTGTCATTCCGGTAAAGGCTGTATTGATACTTTCCCACCCTGTTGTTACCGCTGTCTGAATTGCTGTAAAAGCTGTTGTGAAAGCTGTACTAAGAGTAGTTAAGCCTGTTGTTACCGTAGTGTTTGAGGTTGATACATTAGCCGCACCTGTTGAGTAAGCTGTGTTAATGCTTTCCCATGCCGCCTGTACTTCTGGAGCTATGAGGTTAAGTTGGTCAAATGCTGTTTGATATTCCTGTACACTTGCCTCAGCCTGAGGAGCTGAGCTTGCAACCTCCTCTGATCCACCAGAGAAGAAATTACAAATCGAATCCCATGCACCGCTTACAAACTCACCAACTGAGGACAAAGCACTTGATACCTTTTCACTGATTCCCTCAACTACCCCTCCAATACCATCCACTATACCAGATAGGGAAGTTTGAGCCGTTTCAAAAGCACCTGTAACTGCTGTCCATGCCCCCTCTGCAATTCCTCCCAGTCCGTCTAAGCCGCCTGAGAAGATTCCAGCTATACCACTTACAACACCGCTCACAACATTTACCGCACCAGAGATTAAACCTCCAGCCGTATCAAATGCCGCTGTTATTACATTCCATGCACCCTCAACTATTCCTTGTGCTCCACCAAGCCCACCGGAAAAGATTCCGGCAATGCCTGAGATAATTCCACTGATCGTAGATACAACTCCTGAGATGATTCCACTTGCAACGCTGAAAGCTGTTTGGATCACACTCCATGCTGTAGACACTACCGGAGCTATTGCTGAGAAGCTACCAGAAAATACTCCTGACAGTGTAGAAATCACTCCAGATATCACACCTACCACGCCGCCAATAATACTACCAGCCACGCTAAAAGCTGTTTGGATCACATTCCAGACTGTTGATACAATAGGTGCTATAAAACTGAATACAGAGGAGAAAACACTCTGTAACACTGACAGCACACCACTGATAAAATCAATTACTGTTGAGATCACTGTACCAGCCACGCTAAAGGCTGTACTGATAATACTCCACACTGTAGGTAAGTATGGAGCTAAGAAACTAAATACCGACTGTACCCCACTCCACAATACCTGTAGAACTGGTACGATTATACCGACTACCTGACTAATCAAATTTCCGGCACTCTCAAACGCTGGTTTTATTCCCTCCCATGCTGATTGAATGTAAGGAGCCATCTGATCGAAAATCTGAACAAAGTAATCCTTTAACCATCCAATAGCTGAGCCTATAGCTTCTGAGGCTGATAACAGGAAAGATCCAGCACTTTCAAACGCTGAGGAGATCATACTCCAAGCATCTGATACTACAGGAGCAATAGCTCCCATTACACTCTCCACTACACTCAGAATAGCATCCAGAGCCGGAGAGATCACATTTCCAGCCGCCTCAAACACCGTCCCCAAAACTGAGATTGATGTAGAGATCACCGGAACTATCGCACTCACCGCCGTTTCAAAAACTCCCATGTGATTAGATACAGTCTGCACTAATTTCTCAATAGCCTTACCGACCTTATTAACCGCTGTGGATACTGGAGGAGCTAACCTCTGAACAGCACCACTCAGACTGTTTATTACACTTACCACAATAGGCTGAGCCGCTACAAAGATATCTGTAGCTGTCTGGATCAGTGGAGTGATTCCGGTTACTACCGCTGTTACTGCATTGGTAATTCCCGGTAAAACGCTCACTACAGTACCAGCCGCCGCTGATACAGCCGTTTTCAGTGAGCTAAAAGCTGTTTGAACCATTCCCAAACTTGCCGCCGCTAAATTAGCAAATGAGCTAATAATAGGGTTATCCATGTTCAGGGATGTAGTTGTTGTTGTCTCAGGCTGTGGGCTTGCCGCCTCAGTTTGTGAGGGCTGTTGGCTTGCCTCCATGTTTGGAACCTGTATACTCTGACCTGTAAAGATCTTGTTAGGATCCGGGATGTTATTGTATGCCGCCAGATCTTGATATGTGGTTTTATACTGCTTAGCAATGGCTGAGAGTGTGTCTCCACTCTGCACCGTATAACCTACATACTTAGATACCTGTGAGGCTACCTCTCCTACTCCTGAGCCAGCCTGTTTAACTGATGAGGCTACATTACTCACAGATGTAGTTACCTTTTTCATGGAATCCGGTAAGAGATCCATTAAGCCACTTGATAAGCTCTTTACTATAGAGGCTCCAGCCGCCTTAACCTTAGGAGCTCCTGTCTCAATAGCTGTAGCAATGGCTGTAGGTAACGCTGAGAAAATGTTACCAATCATAGGAATAGCATTATCAAACGCAAATGTAACAGCACTTCCAACTAACTGAGACATTGCGGTTTTTACATCTCCTCCAACGGCTAAATTACCTAAGAGATTTTGAGCCGCCGCTTTCATGGAGTTAAATGATCCACTGAAAGTAGTAGCCGCCTCTTTTGCTGTTGTACCAGCAATATCAAGATTTTCCTGAATTGCATGAACCGCATTATAAACGTCTGACAGGTTACTAATATCGTACTTCTGCCCCGTGAGCTTCTCAGCATCAGAAAGGAGTCTTTCCATTTCCGTCTTAGTACCGCCATATCCTAACTTTAAGTTATCCAGCATGGTATAATTCTGTTTTGCAAAACCCTGATAAGCGTTCTGGATATCTTCCATACTGGTTCCCATCTTATTAGCATTATCTGACATATCAACTACAGCCATGTCAGCCACCTGAGCCGCCTTTTGAGTATCTCCACCCAAACTCTGCAACAATGAGGCTGAGAAAGCTGTTACTGTTTCCATGTAGTTATTTGCTGATAATCCGGCTGTCTGAAAGGCGGCATCTGCATTTTTCTTTACAATGTCTGCACTGTCCTTAAACAGTGTTTCAACACCACCTATACTCTGCTCAAGTTTTGAACCCTCTAACAGGGAGCCAGTCATAACAGCGGATACCGCTATAGTAGCTCCTTTAGCTAAAGTCTTGAGCATTCCTCCAATCTTGCTCAGTACAGCACTTGCCATATCCCTTACTTTTACCAGTGGAGCCGCTACAGCACTTCCTAAGGCTGAAAGTCTGCTCCTTACATTATTGATAATACCTGAGGCTGTATCTCTAATTCTGATAAAGGGACTTGCTACCATGTGTCCTACTGCCCTGATTCTACTTGTTATACTGGAGACTATCCGGGAGGCTGTGTCTCTCACCCGGATTACAGGACTTGCAATAGTCCTACCTACAGTCCTCAAAGTATTCCTCACTCTTGTCAGAGCGGCTGAGGCTGAGTCTCTCAACCTCACAATCGGAGCCGCTACCTGAGATCTGATACTATTTAGCCTCTGCCTGATCTGGTTCAGTCTATTTGTAGCCTGATCCCTTAACCTGACAAAAGGGGCGGCTACTCTGCTACCAACACTGGAAAGCGTTGATCTTATGCTTTGTAGCCGCCTACTTGCTTCATCCCGTAACCTAACTACTGGAGCTGTTACCATACTCCTCAGGCTTGCCAATCTCTCCCTCAACGCTGACACACGCTGAGTAGCTCCTGAGTCATTGACATTAACCTGAGCATCTACTGTCCCTCTTAATCCATCCAAATTCTCTCTGAGCTGTTCAGTCTCTCTTTGAGCCTCTGAGGTATCAGCCTCCACTGTGGCTGTAGTATCAGTGCCATTTACCTGATCCAGTACCTCCTGTATCTGATCTACCTGTTGCTGAGCCGCTGAGGTATCAACATCAACATCTGTACTATAATTTCCCCCGGTCATTTGCTCCAGAGAGGATCTGGTAGAGTCTATAGCCTCCTGAAACTGCCTCTGAGCTTGAATGTTTCTCAAAAGAGTAGCAGACATTTGATCTTGCAAGGTAAGCCTTGCACCAAACTCTATCACTGTTTACTCACCTCCTACACGAAAAACTGATAAGGACATACCACGTTATTCTTAGCCATTTCCTTAAGAACCTTGTCCCTTTCCTCAATCTCTTTCTCATAGAAAGCCTGAATAACAGTCAATTCACCTTTTGGCATGGAATAAAAAACAGACGGTCTAATACCCTTATGTTTCCAGTAATAAAACATGAGGTTAGCTAAACCGTCTGTCCATATTAGTTTTTTAACTCTTTAACCGCTGTCTCTGAGAATCCGCTCAGCTTTGTGATAGCGTTATACATATTTGCTACCTCACCAGAGAGAAAGAGCTTTCTACACAACTCTTTAGGAGTCGGAGCCTTAAATCTGCTTAACAGCTCTTTGTTTTTCAGGAGTAAGCCAGCCGCTACCCTGTTACCATTCTCATCTACCGCTGTAGCCTTAACACCCTCAATTACTGTGAGCATCTGGAGCTTGTTCATGTCAAGATCTACGTCTTTACCATTGATCTTGATAGCGTTCTCCTGTACTTCCTCATATGTATCCGGGCTAAGAGCTTCACAACGTACCACGAAAGGAGCCCCCAGAGCCTCAGATAAACGGGTAATTTCCATATCCTTGTGAGGCTGTTTGATAGTGCCTAAATCGGATCCTAAAAGAAGATCCAGCACGTTTACCGCCTCTTTTTCAACTGTCTCAGTTACTTCTACGTTTTCAACTTCTGCATTTTTCTTAACTGCCATGATAAATAGTCCTCCTATAATCCAAAAATTAAGAGAGGCACGTTTTTAACTATGCCTCTCTGATACACTCTTATTATTTTCCTCAATTACTGAGGCTTGATCTGATCCAGATACTCATATCCGGTAAATGTAAACGGACACTCCGTTTCTCCCGGCTTCTGAGCCTCCCAGTCAAACAGGGTAAGATCATCAAAGGATACTCCTGTAAGGGATACACGCTCAGCACCAAAGGAATCAGGATCAGCCAGCTTACTGATAACAGTAAAGCGGATATCCTTTTTATCCTTAATCATCTGAGCAATCTTGATACCCATTCTGGTATTGACTTTGTAAAGGGTAAGGGAACCTTTACCAGTACAGCCGACAACTTTGTTATCAGTCCACCATGTACCACACTGTTTAATCTCTTCTTTATTAAACTCAACTTTACCCTGTGCCTTATAGCACTCCCCTACATAGGATCCATCAAGCCAAACCTCACCAAAAGTACCGTTACAAATTCGTTTAGTTTCAACCATTGGTTTTTACCTCCTCTCTTTACTCCTTGTTGATTACAATATCTACATCCTCAATAGCATCAAGGATAGACACGGAACCTTTCAGGAACACTCTGGAGCCTGTATTAGCCTCCTTAACCGCCTGATCGTCCATCTCTGTAGTATCAACTCCAGTGGACTCCAGATAAGCTCTCTGCTTCTCAACGTTGATCTCCATAACGGATTTATTTTTTTCAATATATCCTTTGTTCTCAAGCTGAGTCAGATAACCTTTAATAGCGGTAATTAACAGGCACTTGTTATCATAGGAGTTAGAGTAGTTACCTACATAGCTCTTATTGATAGTGTCTGTAATATCTGTTGTGATTAGATCCTGAATAGCCAGAATCTTAATCTTTTTCAGATCCTCAGTATCTTCCTGAGTCACTGTGGTAAGGGAGTTTACTCCTCTACCGATTACGATACCTGTACCAGAGTCATACAGTACAAGCTGTCCGGCATCAATAGCCGCATCCACTGTCTCATCATCCTCAACCTCCGGGATAGCTGTAACCTCATCCAGAGGCTTGTATGTAGCGGATACATTCAGATCCAGTCCGGCTAACAGTCCGGCAATTCTGGAGCAATACTGAGCCGGAGTATACTGTGTATCTCCTACATTCAGTTTTTCACCGCCTACCAGACAGAAATTAACTGTACCTTTGTCATTTGCTACCACATTAGGTACTACCGCTACAGGGTGAATCTTTCCGGCTTTACGTTTGCCCTTAACCCATGTAGACAGGTTTGTAGCAAGCTCAGGTGTAATAGCCGGATCACCACAGATATAGTTGATCCTTTTGTTTGCAAAATACTTATAAGCCGCTGTGTAATCCTCAGCCGCCGCTGGAAGTACAAAAACGTGAACCGCTTTCGGAGCTCCCAGAAAAGCTCTCT